AGGAAATAATTATGATACCTCTGGTGCTGAATGTAATATATTAGGTGATGGAACTGGTGGTAAAGTTGTTGTCGAAGTATCTGGTGGTAAAATTTCAAAATGTACGGTTTCAAACGGTGGTAAGGGATACACCTATGGTATTGTTGATTTGACAGATATCAATAATTCAGCGACTCAAAATGATACACCTGCTAAACTTATTCCCATCATTCCCCCATCAAAAGGACATGGATTTGATTTATATAAAGAATTAGGAGCAGATCGTGTTCTTGTTTATGCACGATTTGATGATTCTACTAAAGATTTTCCAATTGATGCAGAATTTGCACAAGTTTCATTACTTAAAAATCCAACATCTTTCGGAACGACTTCAATTTACACAGGTAGCACATTTTCTGCTTTAAAAGCTATTAAATTAACAAGTGCATCAGCAAGCCCTGTGGTTGGTGGGATATTGCAGCAAACTGTAAGCACAGGACAAACTGCATTTGGTTATATTTGTTCTTATGATAGTGATGTAAATGTAGTCAAATACATTCAGGATAGATCTTTATATTTTGGAAATAATAATGATCAAACTGATTATGCGAATGTTAGGAATGGATCTACAATTTTCGATTTTAAATCAACTTCACAAAAAATTGCATTTCCCGGAGGTGACGGAAATGTTGAAACGACGTTTAGTTCAGGTATAACAACTGACATAAACAATAACAACGTTGCTTTAGGTGTGTCGTTCACAAGTGGACTTGCTTCTCCTGAGATAAATAAAGGGTCAGGTGATTTATTATACATTGACAATCGAGCAAAAATCTCAAGAAATTTGAGACAAAAGGAAGACATTAAAATTATTCTGGAATTTTAAGAAATGCCACAAAAAACGAATTTAAATATAAGTCCATATTACGACGACTTTTCCAAGGATAATCAGTTCTATAGAGTTCTATTCAATCCGGGTAGACCAGTACAGGCTCGTGAATTAACGACATTACAATCAATATTACAAGATCAGGTTGAATCATTTGGAAGTCATATGTTCAAAGAGGGATCGATGGTTATCCCCGGAAACACAAGTTATGACTATGAGTATTATTCAATCAAAATACAAAGCGATCATTTAGGTGTACCAGTATCAGGGTATTTACAAAATTTAAAAGGCAAGGTTCTACAGGGACAAGAAAGTGGTATAAGAATCAAAGTAGATAACTTTGCTCTTCCAAAAGACTCTGCAGATATAACTGATTTAACATTATTTGTCAAATATCTCGATTCTGGAACTAATAATGAAGTTTCCTTTATGACAGATGCAGAAAATTTAATTGTTGAAGAGTCATTTATTTACGGTAATACTCAAATTACTGCTGGAGAGACAGTTGCATCTCTTATAGATCAAGATGCATCAAGCGTAGGATCTGCAGTATCAATCGCAGATGGTGTATTTTTCATTCGTGGTCATTTTGTTAACGTATCTGCTGATAAAATTGTTTTAGATCCATATACAAATACACCGAGTTATAGAGTTGGACTATTCATTCAAGAGGAAATAGTTCAAGCGAAAGATGATTCCTCGTTGTTTGATAATGCAAGAGGATTCTCAAACTTTGCTGCACCCGGTGCTGATAGATTAAAAATAAGAACAACTTTAACCAAAAAACCACTAACTGATTATAACGATAAAAATTTTGTAGAATTACTTCGTCTTGATAATGGACAACTAAAGAAAAGTGAGCAAAAACCTGATTATTCACTCATAAAAGATTATTTTGCAAAGAGAACATACGAAGAATCTGGAAATTATTCAGTAGGAAACTTTGATGTTGAAGTAACTGAGTGTTTAAATGATGGTGTGTCAAATGAAGGTGTATTTTTAGAGACTGAACAAACAGATCAGAGAAATACACCAGAAGAATCATTAATGTGCGTTAAAGTTTCTCCGGGTAAAGCGTATGTAAGAGGACATGACATAGAAAAATCTGGCACAAGTGTAATTGATGTTGACAAACCAAGAGATAAAGAGGAATTCAAAGATGCTAAAGTTAATTTTAAACTTGGTACTTTGTTCAAATTAAATAACGTTCATGGAACACCAGAGATAGGTTTGAATAATAATTATGCAAATTCAACTATCCTTTTAAGAAATCAAAGAAAACCAAGTGGTAATAATCCAGGCCCTGCGGGAGCTGGAACGGGAGGTGGAATTGGTAGAGCAAGAATATATGCATTTGAAAATAGTGATGCTGCTTACAAAGATGCAACAACTCAGTTTGATCTTTACCTATATGACATACAATTATATACAAAAATAACAATTAATGTTGCATTATCTAACTCAGAATTACCAGTTGGTAGTTTTGTTGAGGGATTGAGTAGTGGTGCAACAGGTTTTGCAGTATCTGCTGGTGGTAATAATACCGACCATAATTTAGATCAGGTCTCAGGAACATTTATTGAAGGAGAACAAATAAGAATAAATGGAAATAATTCATTAACTAGATCAATCACAACTGTTCTAAAAAATGGTCTTGAAGATGTATTATCAGTCGCTCAAGAAGACACATTTATTTCAGGTGCTGATTTTAGTGGCGACTTGGTATTAAAAGAAGTACCAATAAAAGAATTGAGTCCAGCGGATAGAATTAATGTAAGTGGAAGCAATATGACTTGTGCAGGTAAAACATTTGATTCTTTAAAAGTAAACGATATTTTGATTTCAAATACAGCAAATGCTGCTGATCCATCTTTTAGTCGTATAACTGCAATAAGCGCAGATCTAAAAACAGTCACATTAGCAGCAGCAACAGCGGTTACAGGAGTAAACGCATCTTCTATTGCTGGTGCTGGTGCTGCTGTTCGTAAAGGTGTTCCACAAATATTTTTGAATGATGCTGGATTATATGCAGAACTTCAAAAGAAAAATGTTTCTGATGTCTCATTAGCACAATCAAAACTATTCATCAAAGCACAAGTAGAAAAAAGTGCATCATCTAATTCATTAGTTGTAAATATTTCAGATGTTACCGATATATCAAGTGCAACATTTGCAACTTTTGATGCTGATCGTTATAGTATTTCTAATAAAACAACGACTGATACTACTCATCGCGCATTGTCAGAAAGTCACGTTGTTTTAAGTAATAATAATACAACAATTACATTTAATAACGTCACTAATGGTGCAAAAGTAGTTAATGTAACTTTAGAAAAAGACTTAATTTCTCAAAAGTCTAAAAATATTTCGAGAAGTAATTCAATTGTAATTAATAAAACTAATGCAGGAATAGCAACTCATGGTTTAACAACTGCAACTGGATACGGACTAAGAGTGCAAGATAAAGAAATATCATTAAATACACCTGAAGTATTCAATGTAACTGGTGTTTTTGAATCTGTTAATAATGCAGATCCTATTTTAGATAAGTTAGTTTTCGTAAGTGGATTAGCACTTAATTCAAACACAATTCTTGGTGAAAGGATAAAGGGTGCATCTAGTGGTGCAATCGCTGTACTAGCAGGTCAAACAAATCCCACAACAGTTGAAATTGTTAAATTAACACAATCAAACTTCATCATTGGTGAATCAATTACATTCGATGAATCTAATATAACTGCAAACTTGCAAGGCACAATTGCAGGATTGTTTAAAGATGTTTCCACAAATTATATTTTAGATGACGGACAAAGAGATGAATATTCGGATTATTCAAGAATTGTGAGAAAAGATGGATCTACAATCCCATCTAAGAGGATTAGAGTAATCTTTGATAAATTTACAGTTCCTTCAAATGATACTGGAGATGTATTTACTGTAGGATCATATCCTGCTAACGGATTTAAGAATGTCCCACTACTTTCAAATGGTCTAAGAGCCTCTGATACTCTTGATTTTAGACCAAAAGTAGCAGATTATACTGGTAGTGGTTCACCATTTGCCTTTGAATCAAGGGCATTTGATGCTTCCGGAAGTAATCCTACTTTAGTGGTCGCACCAAATGAAGCATCAACCTTAGATTTTAAATTCTTCTTACCTAGAATTGATAAGTTAATTTTAGACGCAAGTGATTCAAGTGATAATGCATACACAAGCGGAGAATTCCAAATAATCAAAGGTGTCTCATCTCAAAATCCAATAGTTCCTGCTGATGTAGAGACTGCCATGACTATTGGTACGATTGAACTACCTGCATATTTGTATGATACAGATGATGTAACGATTACATTAGTTGATAATCGTCGTTACACAATGAGAGACATTGGTGGTTTAGAAGATAGAATTGAAACACTTGAAAAATTAACATCTTTATCATTACTTGAATTAGATACAAAGACACTACAAATTCAAGATGCAGATGGATTGTCAAGATTTAAAACTGGATTTTTTGTTGATGACTTTAAGAACACAAATTTACTTGATAGATTAAATCCTGATTGTAAATGTGATGTAATATCAAGTTCACAGCAACTAGTAACTCCAACTGATTTTTATTCAGTCAAACCAGAATTGGCACTCGATGTATCACTAAACTCATCAACAGCTGATTTTTCACAGAATTTAGCGTTGTTAGATTCAGGTGTAAGAAAAACAGGTGATTTAATCACTCTTGATTATGATGAAGTTACAATGCTTGAGCAACCTCTTGCTTCAAGAGTTGAGAATGTAAACCCATTTAATATCGTTACATTTAGAGGTAGAATGATTTTAAGTCCAAGTGCAGATACTTGGACAAGAAATGTAATTCTTGATGATGGTACAAGAACTGTTTTAGGAGATACGAATGAAACATTTACAAATGATCGCATTGTAAGTAGTGTTCCTGATACTCACATTAGATCTCGCAACGTCGCATTTAACGCAAGCAGTCTAAAACCAACCACAAGATTTTACCCATTCTTTGATAGTGCATCTGGTATTGATGTGATACCAAAATTAATTGAAGTATCAATGGATTCTGGTTCATTTGATGTAAATGAGACTGTTGAAGGATTTGATGGTGCAACTAGAATTTTTGTGGCAAGAACATGTGCACCGAATCATAAAACAGGCAGTATTAGTTCACCAACAACAGTATATACTCAAAACCCATACAATTCTGGATTGACATTACCAAGTCTATATTCAGCATCGTCAACTGTTTTAAACATTGATATATCAGGATTAGTTGAAGAGGCACAAGGTAGATTTTTTGGATATATTGAAACAGGGATAAAATTAGTTGGTTCAACAAGTGGTGCAACAGCCACTGTATCAAATATAAGATTAATATCCGATACATTAGGTGATTTAAACGGATCATTCTTCTTTAGAGATCCACTTGCAACTCCAGTTCCACAGTTGAGATTTACAAACGGAACAAAAACATTTAAGTTAACTTCAAGTGCAACAAATTCTAGACCACTATTAGGATCTCCAAGCATAAGTGAAGTTGAACAAACATATCGTACAAGTGGAGTAGTCGATACCTTTAGACAATCTACTGTTGTTGTTCGTATTCCACCACCACCTCCACAACCCGTTGTCTTCAATATTACAAACGTTACTGAAGAAATTACACAAAATGTCACTAACGTTACTGAGGTAACTAACGTAACTAATGTAACTCAGAACGTAAGAAACGTCACTGAAGTTGTTCGTGAGACGGTCAGAGTTGTAAGAGTTGACCCTCTCGCTCAGTCTTTCACTGTTGATGAAAGTGGTGCATTCCTCACATCAGTTGATTTATTCTTTAAATCAAAAGACGTTAGAGAAAAACTTACAGTTCAAATAAGAACTGTTGAATTAGGTATTCCCACATTGGTCTTACTTCAGGATTATGCACAAGTTGTTTTAGAACCCTCTCAGGTAAATGTATCTGATGATGCCTCTGTAGCGACTAGAGTTACATTCCCCTCACCAGTTTACCTTGAAGGTGGACAAGAGTATGCTGTGGTGCTTCTATCACCCTCTAGTGATAACTATGAAGCATGGATTGGTAGAATGGGTGAATCTACAATTGAAACTCAAAGTCTACCTGATGCTGAAAGCGTTGTAATTTCAAAACAATACATTGGTGGTAGTTTATTCAAATCACAAAACGGTTCAATTTGGACAGCGAGTCAATTTGAAGATCTTAAATTTACGTTGAATAAAGCAGATTTCTCTAAGTCAAGAGATGCTGAAGTTATATTCTATAATCCAGAATTGAATTATGAGAGTAGTTTGATTCCAACTCTTGGTAATAATGCAATCAGAACTTTACCTAGAAAGATGAAGGTAAAGATTGATCAACTTACAGGTGCTAACTCGTCTGAGGTTACAGTTGGTAAGAGAATAGGTGCTGGTGTTGCTGGTGTTGCAAACACAACACCAAATGGTGTTGTTGAAAGACTCGGTGGAGTTGTTTCTGGTGAATCACTTGAGGCAGGTGGATCTGGATATAAAGCAAGTCTTTCAGGTCAAACTGCAAGCACATTCAACATTACTGGTAACGGAACAGGTCTTACTCTTGATGTAAGTTCTGGATCTGATGGAGTCATGACAGGTGCTGCAATTAACGCTGCTGGATCTGGTTATTCTGTAGGAGATCTTGTAGGAATTGTCACATCGACTCTTGGTGCTGGACAACAATCTGGATCTGGTGCAGTATTCTCAATCGATTCTATTTCTGCAACTGATACTTTATACCTCACAGACGTTCAAGGACAAACATTCTCAAACAACGCTCCATTATTGCACTTTAATGGAACTAACTTTGTTGCTCTTACTAACAACATACTTGTTGATGGAACAGTAAATACACCAATCGACGCACTTCATGCTGGTAATGTAATTGAGATTACTCAATATAATCACGGTATGCATTCTGGTAATAATAAGTTGGAAATTTCAAATATTCAACCTGATACTCAGCCTGTAATATTAAATGC